TGTTGACGTCCACCACCATCTCGCCGAAGTCGCGGCGCAGGATGTCGGCCACGCCGGAGCCGATGCCGATGGTGTCGACCGCGATCTGGGCCACGTCGCCGTGCATGGCGCGGACCTCGTCCTTGGCCCTGCCTGCGACGTCCACCACGTCCATGCCACCGAAGATGACTTGGCGCAGCAGCACCCTGCCCTGTCGGAACGTGAAGCAGGTCTTGTCGTCGCCGAATCGGGCCACGTCGATGCCCATCAGTACGGGGCCGTAGGCCATGATGTCGGCCGGACCCTTGCGGGCTGCGGCCTGGGCAATCTCGCCCGGGATGAATGCGTTGGCCACCGAGGCGGTGTAGCTGCGGTCAACCTCTTGCGCCAGCACGACGGGGTCGAGCGTTTGCTTCTGCTTCTCGTACCAGGCCTCGTCCTTGCGGGGATCGTCGCGCCAGTCGAAGATGAACTTCTTGGTCTTGCCGTCGTGCGCCCGGCGGTAGAACGGGTTGCCCGCACCGTTGGGGGTGGACACGTAGATCCGGCAGTTGGACGTTTGAGACAGCGCGGCGTCGGCCGCATCGGGGTGCTCAAGGAACGCCGCCTCGTCCACGAAGTAGATCGACGTGCGGTTGCCTCGACCGATGTTGTCGCCAGCCTCTCCAGTGATGAAGGACCCGTTCTCGGGGTTCTGGATCTTCATGAAGGGGGCGTGCTTGCTCGGGTCCCAGCCGTCGGGCTGGAACTCAGCGGGCAGCAGGTTGATGAACTCGCGCACCTTCCAGAACAGGCTGGCCGGGTTGCCGATCTGGTCGACGTAGCTTTCCTTGCGCGAGCCGAAGCCCACCACGGTGCCGGTCTTGAAGATCATCATCCACGCGGCGAAGGCCACGCACAGCCAGGACACGCCTGCGTCTCGGCTCTTCTCAACCACGCCGTCCTCGCGCATGAGCCAGCGCTCAAGGCACCAGTCGATGAACTCTCGCTGCTTGGGGAAGAGCACGAACGGCACGACGGTGCGCAGGCCCTTCTCGGCCAGGCGGGGGTCGAACGTCATGCCCCAGTCGCTTATCCAGTCGGCCGGGTGCCCGGCGTAGTAGTCCAGCAGGCGGGCAACGATCTCGGGCTGGCCACGCATGCGTTCGATGCGCTCGACCCGTGTCTGGAACACCTTCTCGTAGTCGGGATTGATCCAGTCGAAGTCTTGCATCAGTCGCCCTTGATCAGTCGCTCGTAGGCCTGCTCGGCGGTCAGCGACAGGTCGGCCTTGATCTCAATGGCCCTGCCGTTGGCACCGGTGTGCTCGACCTTGGACTTGTCGCCATAGGCTGCGGCGTTGAGCTTCGCGGCCACCTTGAGGTTGACGTCGATGGCGGCGCGCAGGCCTGCGGCATCGCCAATCGCTGCTGCCTTGCGGCCGTAGTCGAGGGCGGCGTCCACCAGGTTGTGCGAGCGCAGGATGGCCAGCATGGTGTACTGCTCGGCGGTCTCCTCGCTGTCGCACAGGATCTGGCGCAGCTTCCAGCCAGCGACCTTGAAGGGCAGGCTGTCGGCGATCTCCTGGAAGGACTCGCCCCAGACGTAGCGGTCGAACACCTCCTCGGCGACCTCAAGCACTTGGGCTTTCAGTTGCTCGGCGGCCGTGCGCTCTGGCAGCTTGTGCAGCGCGGTTGCGAAGCGGTTGTCTTTGTTCTTGGTCACCATTTCACCTTGTTGGCCCAATAGGCCGCACTCATTTTTCCTTTGGCGATGTTCTCTGCGTGGCGTGCCTTGAAGGCGTCGTTTCGCTTCGATCCTTCGGGAGATCCCTTCACCCCCTGCTGTCCAAAACGGATCAGTTTCACGTCGTCGCCAGACTTGGCGAGCACCGCGTGGGACTTCTCTGGGTGGTCAGGCGTGCGCTTCGGGCTGTTGTAGCCGTCAAACTTCATGCCCCGGTAGATGATCCCCATGGCTTACCCTTTGGCCGTCTTGGCGGACTGCACGAACGCCTTTTGCGTTGGCGCGCCTGCCTGGCCTGGCTTGCGCATGCGCTCGCCGGAGCCATCCGCGATGCGCTCACGCTTGGCGTGAATGTTGGCGTAGAGCCCTTGCGAGGCTGCTCTGCCAATGATTCCTTTGCCATTCATGGCGCATCTCCTGAGAGGCGGCCCACGGCATCTCACCTCCCTGGGAGACGATCAGCTTGGCAAGCGCCGGGGCCAAAAAACAAAAGGCCCGCACGAGGCGGGCCGGATTTCGGGGCGCACTGCCCCGGGGCCGATACTACAGCAACGTGATACTTGGGTCAAGACGGTTGCCTTTTTCAAGGTTCTTCGCCGCGCTTACGATCCTCAGATTCCACGGAACATGCAGTCCGCTTACTGTTTTCCCGCGCAGAGGAACGATGTGGTCAACATGATGCTTAACGCCCGTCAAATTCGACCACGCATGGGCAAAAACATAAGCAAGGCGGATCTGGCTCTTGTGCTCAACGCAAAGCCACTTAGGAGTTCTGCCCTCCAGCATCGCCCTTCGCGCCGCCGTTCTTGCGTTGACCTTTCCGCGATTCAACTTGTTCCACAGTCTTGCCCTCTCACGGCCAACCTCTGCCCCGACTCCGCCATATCCTCGGTTTCTTGCTCTGCTTTTCTCAACGTCACTATGGTAAGACTTCTTTGCGCTTAAACGAAGGCACTCTGCGCAACAACCGTTCACAACGAACCTGTGTTCCAAGTGCCCGTGTGCACACTCTTTGCCTGTGAAATATGTAGGCAATCCAAGAGCTTTTGCTTGAGCCCTTGATAGAATTGAATGAGTCATGCGATGCTCCATCATCAATTGATTAGAAGCCCTGCAGTGTGTCCAGCACTGTGGGGCTTCGTCATTTTACGCGAACCACAGGCATTGTGATACTTGCGGTCAATCGTCCAGGGTTTGCGGCAGGCGGGTGAGCCCCTGCCGGGTGCACAGGGTCAGGAACCGAACGGCCGCCTCCATCACCTCGCGGTCGGACTCCATGCCCCACTCCTTGCTCAGGTACAGGAAGCAGGAGGCGATCTCGGGCGTCAGGTGGGTGTTGATCGTGCGCCCGCCGTGCTTGAGCCGGTACTTGCGCTGGCGCTCGGCGTGCGTCATCGCGTCGTCCTTGCGCGACCTGAAGCCCTTCTTGCGGGTCAGGTCTTCGGGCTTGATGTGATTGATCATGACAGCGCAACAATCAGAACGGCGCACGCAACCAGCACGATCGCCAGCGTGCGAAGCATCCACTTGGCCAGCTCGCGCACGAACTGCTGCAGGCCCGTGGCGGCCAGGGGTTCGCGGTCAATCATCTTGCGGCCAATGCGTGCGGGCATGCCAGCTCCTTTTGTTTGGTTGTGGCCACCAGAACCAGGGCGCGCTCCATCTCCTGCACGGTGCACTCCTCAAGCTGCTGGGTGTGGATCTCCATGCCAGCCTTGATGGCCTGCATCTCGGGGCCGGTGAAGAGGAATCGGCCGGTGCGCTCGCCGCGATCGTGCGCAGCGTAGGCGGCGTCCTTGGCGGCGCGCAGCTCGGGCAGCCAGTCAGCGCCCAGCTTCTTGTTGATGCGCGGCAGGCACACGGCCATATCGAAGGCCTCGCGCATGGTGTGCGAGTGATCGCCCGTGCCGTGGCCCAGGATGATGGCGTCCATGGCTGCGACGTTGGCCAGCTTGAGATAAACCCCGGCCTTGGGCACGCTGCCCACGGGCTTAAACCCGGCCCTGATCCAGCTCATGTTGTCCAGGCGCACGCCCTTGGGCTTGTAGCTGCTCTTCTTACGCACTTGTTTTCTCCAACAGAATTGTCCAGATCACTTGGTTGCACCGGGCGCACTTGTACCAGTAGCTGCCCGGGTTGCGGTACTTGAGGCCGAAGTTGGTCGGTTCCCAGCGGTGGCGGCAGGTCATGGCTTCATTTCTTTCAACATTTCTGCGCGGCAGTCGTTCCAGCCTTGGATGTACTCAAGGCTTTCACTGAGGTCGGTGTGGTGTATGGCATCGGGCACGGCTGGCTGTGCTGCGGCTTTCGGCGCAACAGGCCACATCTCCTTGACGGGGGCTGAGTACGGCCCATGCTGCTGTGCTGCGGGTTTGGTGGTTTCAGCATCTAGCTCGGCCACCGAGTTCTCAGGGTCAGTCGCCGTCAGCATTTCTTGAATGTGACATGCAGCGGCCCAACACCGCTCTGCAAACGGGTGAGTGCTTTCACGCATCGGGGTGTCTGTCTCGGGTTGGTGGTTAAAGCACCAAGACAGCAACCACACGGCCAGTTCTTCGGTTTGGTCAACGATCTGCTGGTCTGTGCGTGCCACAGGCTGCGCAGGTGCTGGCTGTGCGGGTGGGGTGGTGTAGAACTCTGTGCCTTTTTTCACGTCCTCGTAAAGCTGCACAAGTGATCCTTCACTACATTCGCCAATGTATTTCGCCACAGGTTCCTGCACAGGTGCTGGCTGGTAGATGTCCTCAAGCGGTATTGGTTTAGCCATCAGCTTCTCACCATCCCACCAGACCTTTGACACCTGAGTGCCATCAGCAGGCTCATAGTCCAGCCCCAACTCTCGGGCGTTCTCTGCCTTCTTGTCGAGGGCCGATTCTGCAATGGCTCGCTTGATGGTGTCTTCAATCAATTGGTCAAGTTGCGCCTTTGTCGCGTCACCTTTTTTCCAGTTGCTGGAGAACTCGCTGTCTACCTGCTGCCAGTAGATTGAACCAAGGTTGAACGCTTTACGCATCGCCATGCGTAGTGCTTCGTCTTTCATAAACCCATCTCCTTTCTGATCTGCCTGACGCGCTCTTCGGTGCATCCGACCTCGTGCGCGATGGCTGTTGGTTTGACTCGCTCGCGCAGCAGCTCTTCGATGCGCTGGCGACGTGAGCGCTGCTTTTCGCCGCGCTGCCAGATCTCCATGAACTCCTGCACGCGCTTGAGGCCGATGGCCTTGACCACACTGGCGGGTAGCTCAAACGTGGTGGTGCGTCGGCCGTCCTCAAGTTCGTATCGGCGCATCTTGATGCCGTCGGCGCGGGCGCGGGTCTCTAGGCACTTCATGACAGCGACCTCCACTTGCTCTTGGGCTCGCTTGCGCGCTCCACGTAGAAGTGGACCAAGAAGTTGAAGATCTGGTTGTAGGTCATCTCAATGCCCGTGTCGGCCGCGAGGCGATCGCGGATCAGGTCGATGTCTTTGGAGACCTTGAGCGTGATGCGCTTGGTCTTGGGGTCACTTAGGCGATCCATGGTGCCTCCCCGAGCTTCTCGCGCTGCTGGCGCTGGTAGGCCTGCTCTTGCGCAGGCGTCCAGGGTGTCGGGCCGTTGGCGGGTGGGAAGGGCCAAGTCATGCCATCTCTCCCGCAAGCCACCACAGCACCCACAGCACCGACAGCGATGTCGTCGCGGACGCCAGCATCACGCCGATCAGGATCAGCTTGAGTTTCATGCCGCCTCCTTGCGGCCGTTGCGCCACTCGCGGGTCTCGACGCGGCGGCTGGGCACGTTCTCGTGGTCCTGCGAGCCTGGGCGCACGGGCACCCACTCGGGTTTGTAGTGATCGTCGTCGCTCACTGGCGAGAGGACGGTACGTTGGCGCGGCAGATTGCCGGTGGTCGCTTTGATTGACATGCTTGACTCCATGTGATGTGCGATATTGCACAGCACGATTATAGGCATTGTGAAGTCTTAGCCAAGGGTTTCGTCGATATATTTTTCCAGCATGCGTCCGGCCTCGCGCACGAGCTGGTCGTCGCCGTCGCGTCGCTCAAGCGTGCGGCGGGTCCAGGTGCGGAACTCACGCGACAGGGCGCGGTAGTGCTCGGGGTGGTGGAGCTGCAGCCAGTCCACACCGGCGACCATGGCGCGCAGCTCTGCGTGGCTGTAGCCGGTCACGTCCTCGCACTCAAAGGACGTGCCAACCGCCTTGGCGAACATGGGTGAGACGGTGGGAAAGCCCAGGTCGTGCTGGGCGTCGCTCCAGTCTTTTGCGGCCCACTGGCCGAGCAGTTCGCCGACCCAGTCGGGTTGAATGCGGATCATGATTTCTTCTCCTGCTGCACTCGGTGCTTGTAGCGGTTGAATCGCCACGACGTGGCCTCGGTCTCGACGCGCTGCCAGACCACCTCGCGCTCGTCGTCGTTCATGCCGCTCCACTGCGCCACCTCAAGGTAGGTGCGGCCACAACCTTTGCAGACCTCGTCGTAAAGCGTGGTGCACACGGCGATGCAGGGGCTGTCGGGGCGGGTCATGCGTTTCCCTTCGTGCAGTTGGCCTTCGCCTCGGCCGCGTCGTATCGGGCGAGCCAGGCCATGAAGTGTGGCCAGACGGGGTCGTGCTCGTCGACCGGGTCGTAGGGCTTGACGCCGCCAGAGTCGGTGGTGAACGACGGGCCGCACCACGGGTGGTAGTCCAGCCAGATGTAGCGGTTGCCGACGTGCAGGCGAGCCCAGCGCTTGACCTTGGGCGGCGGGCAGCAGATGCACCTCATGGCTGGCCGCCCTTCCTGATGGCAGCAGCGATGGCCAGCGTGCCGTAGCCGTCGATGCCCATTTGCTCGACCAGGGCGGCGATGCGCTCGCGGTCGGCTGCGGCGACGAGGGCGGCGAAGCGTTCAAGCTCATCGAGATACAGCAGCACCAAGTCGTCGTCTCTCTCGGGGATGGTGTCTGGCGATTTGTCCGATGCCTCCAGAGCCATGCGGATGATGTCGTCGCGGGTCATGCCACCACCTCCACCAGCAGGCTCACCTCACCGCCAGGCGTGGAGGCGGCCCACTCAAAGGTCTCCCGCACCAGCACCTTGTTGCTGTCGTCCTCCCAGAATCCGGCCCGGGTCAGCGCATCGGCCACGACCTTGCGCACGTTGTCCACGTCCCTTGCCCGCCGATCAGGGGGCGACAGCAGCCACAGGACCTTCAGCGGGCCGCCAAGCGCTTTCTGGCCAAGCAGGTGGCCCATGCCCATGCTGGCCACGATCTGGGCCACGGTGGCCTCGTAGGCCTTCGCCTCGGGCGTCTTGTAGTGGCCGCCAGAGCGCGTGTGCTTGACCGCGTGGTTGCCAGTGACCTTCGGCCAGGGCAGCGCAAACTCGTAAGTTAGTGCATGCTCACATCGAAGTGTTACTGTGACGTTATGCGTTTTTGTCATATCTCCTATGCTTTCTGCCGATTTCGGCTCTACATCATTGTGATCTTCTGCGGTGACAAAACCCCATCTACGGAGACAACGCGACAACGCGACGGGGTCCTTACAGGGGGGGGAGAGAGAGAATTTATATATAAATACAGAGTATTTTTTTTAATATATATATACCCTCCAAGCCCCTATTCATGCGGCTCTTGGCCGGAGACAGGGGTGTCTCCTCAGTGCTGCGTTATTCGTCTTCATTGCCCTCCTCGACCACTGGGGCAAACTCACTGGCCACCCAAGCCATCCGGCTCTTGCCGCGCCCCGATGGGGGTCGGTATTGAACCAATGTGATAGCTTCCCGGCGCTTGAGGGAGTCGATGATGGAGTCCTGCTGCCGTGGCTCTAGGGCGCGGTACATGCGGCTGAACTTGGTCATCTCGGACTCTGTGCGACCCTGGGGTCCTGCCTGCTTGACGACCCGCAGGACGTCTTGGCACCAGCGGTCGAAGTCGCTGTCGCCCATCCGGCTGGCGACCTGCTCCTGCTGGATGCAGAGGGTGAACTTGACGAAGTCGATGGACCACTGGGCGCTGGTCTGGTCGATCTCCAGTCCTCCGCCGGTGGCCACCTCCTTGAGTTTGGCCGCGTCGTAGCGTGCGCAGGCCATGCCAAGGGCCAGCTTGGCGGCGTGCTCCCATGCCCTGCCCCACAGGGGTGCCAGGCCGTTGGCCTTGTTCTCTTCCATGCGGTTCTCGACCCACTCGTCGAAGTCCCGGAAGAGCTGGTTGGTCATGCCCGCGAAGGGCAGTTCGATGGGGCTGGCGGGGTCCAGGCCGGTAATGCCGCAGGACATCTCCCGGGCGGCCTTCATCCACTGCACGACGTCGTCCGGTGGCTGGCCGATGCCGACGTAGTTCTTGGCTACGCGCCTGTCGGGCACGAACAGCATGATCATGCGGTTCAGGTAGCCCGAGACCACGTCCTGGCTGCCAAGGGCTGGCCAGAGGGTCTCTGGGGTGGTGGTGCCGTGCAGGCCGATGCAGGGGTAGG